AGAAGTATCGCTATCGTAGCGAAAACTCGTAAGTTAAAAGCAGTTTGGACACCTGAACTAGCTCAAGACTTGAACGCATACCATTCAGTTGACGCTGAAGCAGAACTAACATCACTATTAAGTGAGTATATTTCAATGGAAATTGATTTAGAAATTCTTGATATGTTGATTGCAGGTGCTTCCGCTAAGACAGAAAGATGGTCAGCATTCGTAGGTCGTGAGTTTGAAGGTGGTCTATTTAAGAACACTGCTACTAACGCAAGTGCTTACACAAAAGGTGAATGGTTCCAGACACTTGGAAACAAGATACAATCAGTATCTAATGCAATTCATCAGAAAACTCTAAGAGGAGGAGCTAACTTTATAGTAATCTCACCTGAAACTGCAACAATCCTAGAATCTATTCCTGGATATGCAACAACTTCAGATGGTGCTGTAGATAGTTCTTACGCAATGGGTGTTCAAAAAGTTGGTCTATTAAACAATAGATTCAATGTATACAAGAACCCTTACATGCAAGAAAATCAAATCCTTTGTGGATTTAGAGGTTCAAACTTCTTAGAAACTGGTGCTGTGTATTCACCATATGTGCCGTTAATTATGACACCACTTGTTTACGACCCAACTAACTTCACACCTAGAAAAGGCGTGATGACCAGATACGCTAAGAAAATGGTCAGAAGCGAATTCTATGGTAAAGTTATCGTTGCAGATGTAGACAAAGTGTAATAAATAACATTACAGAAGTCGAGTAGTTAATTTTTAATTAACAACTAAGAAAAACCCCCAGTTCGCTGGGGGTTTTTTGTTTGTTATAATAGTGGTTTTTATAAGTTTCTTATATTTATTTATAGAATATTTAACGGAGAAAAATATATGGCTCAAGAACCAATATGGCCTGGTTCAGGTTCAGCAGTTAGTGGTAATACACCATTTGGATTTTATGATACAGACTCAGAGTTTCAAGGTGAAGCTCCAAAGTTTGCAACTTGGTGTGCACAAAGATTAGGTTTCCCACTAATGAATGTAGAATTACAAGACAAACAATTTTACGCTTGTCTAGAGGAAAGTGTATCTGAATATAGTGCTCAAATAAATCAATTTAATATTAAAGACAATTTATTATCACTACAAGGTCAATCAACATCATCAAATTTAACCCACAAGAGAGTAACCCCGAACTTAGGTAGAAGTGTATACTTATCACAAGCTTACGGAACAGAAGCCGGAGTTGGTGGTTTAGTCGATGTCAAATCAGGTTCAGTAGATGTCGTTAGTGGTTCTCAAACTTATGATTTAAATGCTCTATGGGCTGATGTAAGTGAGAGTGGTAACGCAATAGAATTGAAAAAAGTGTTTTATGAAGAAACACCAGCAGTTCAAAGATATTTTGACCCGTATGCTGGAACTGGTGCTGGTTCAATGAATTTATTAGACCAATTTGGTTTTGGTAATTATTCACCAGCAGTTACATTTTTAATGATGCCAGTTTACGCAGATATGTTGAGATTACAAGCCATTGAATTAAATGACCAAATTAGAAAATCAGCATATTCATTTCAATTAAGAAATAATAAACTAAGAATATTCCCTAGACCAGATTCTTCTTACAAACTACACTTTGAATATGTGGTTCGTTCAGAGAGAGATGATGTTTTAGTAACAGAATATTCAGGAAGTTCAGATGTAATTTCCGACTTTTCCAATGTTCCTTATGATAATATGAAGTTTACAAATATTAACGATGTGGGGAAACAATGGATTAGAAAATATGGATTAGCACTAACAAAAGAATTATTAGGTATAGTAAGGAGCAAATATGGAGCTATCCCTATACCTGGTGCTGAAACAAGCTTGGACGGAGACACTTTGAGGTCAGAAGCGTCAGCCGAAAAAGAAGCTCTTGTTACACAACTTAGAGAAATACTTGAACAATCTTCTCGTAAAGCACTTATGGAAGCAGACAAGGATGAATCCGAGTTCCTACAAGAAAAACTTAAAAAAGTCCCATATCCAATCTACATAGGTTAGGAGTGAAAGATGGCAAACCCACGATTTTTCGGAAAAAACGATTTAGACACATTCGATAGAGTTAATAAAGAACTTATCGGTGATTTAAATAATGCGAATAGTGGAATCATTGACCAGACTGTAATTGTTTATAAAATATCAGCAAACAATACGGAAACTAATATGTATGGTGAAACATCAAACGGAAAAGTATTTAGACCAGGTGTCGAATTAGCTTGTTTGGTTGAAGCCGAAGATATGGCATTTAATACAGATGAATTTGGTCCTGATTTAAGACAGAACGCAACATTTTCATTTGTAAGACAATCTCTAAGAGATGTAAGTTTAGTATTGGAAATAGGAGATGTAGTTGAATGGTTTACCGCTTATTGGGAAATCAATAATATAAATGAAAACCAATTGGTTGGTGGACAATATAAACAACTCGACGGACAACATATTCATTCAGTCATTTGTGGTGCTAACTTGTTAAGACGAAGTAATCTTAACATCGAAGAAGTGAGAAGTATTTAATGGAACGAAGTAAAACTTTACCAAGAACAGAAGAAATATTAACAACACAAACTAACTTTAACAGAGGATTCGATACAACCCGTAAAGATGACAATGTAAAAAATTATTCAGTTGGATTGTTAGATATTGATGCAGCTGTTATGTATTATTTTAGAGAGGTGATAAAACCAGAAGTAGTAGATAGTGGTGAAATAGTAAAAGTTCCTGTTTATTATGCAAATCCAGAAAGATGGAAGTCAATTCAAAAACTTGGATATTTAAGAGATGTTAAAGGTCAATTTATAACACCATTGTTAATTTTTAAAAGAACATCAGTATCAAGAGAAACAAATAATGCTTTTCTAACACCTTCATTACAACCAGCAACAGAAGGTTCTAATTATACATTTAAAAATAAATTTTCAACAAAAAACAGATTTACACAAACTTCTACATTATTTGAAAATGACGAACCATTAGAAGAAGTTTATAATGTAACTATTCCGAGTTATGTTACAATAAATTATAATTGTATAGTATTTACACCATACATAGACCAAATGAATAAGATTATTGAAAAAATAAGTTGGTCAAAAAATTCTTATTGGGGTGAACCTGATAAATTTAAATTTAAAGCTGGTATATCAACATTCACAGATGCTTCAGAATTTGAAGGAGAAAGAATTATCAAAACAACATTTGATTTAAGTATGAAAGGATATTTATTACCAGAATCATTTAATAGTATAGTTAATACACAAAAAGAATATTCAAAACGAATTGGGTTGGAATTAGGAGTTGAGTAATGACTGATAGAACAAAACCATTACCAAGAACACAAAGAAGACTTGAAGGTAGAGAACTCAATAGAGGACTACAAAAAGGTAGAGGTTCTGAAACAAACCAAAGAAAAGATAATGTAAAAAATGTATCTATTGGTTTAATGGATGTTGATGCAGCTATTATGTATTATTTCAATGAAGTTATAAAACCAATGACAACAATCAACGGACAAGAAGTAAAAGTTCCTATCTATTATGCTAACGCCGAAAGATGGAACTCAATACAAAAACAAGGATATGTTCGTGATGTTAAAGGACAATTAGTTACACCATTAATTGTTTTTCGTAGAGTTTCAATGGAAGCAAACGAAACAATGCCGGTAGATAAGTTAGATGCTAACGACCCAAAACAATTTTACACATTTGAAAAAAAATACTCACAAAATCAACGATATGATAGATTTTCAGTAGTTCAAGGTATGTTAAATTCAAAAGAATACTATACCACTGCTGTTCCAGATTATATGAATTTAAATTATGAAGCAATAGTTTGGACACCTTATATTGAAGAAATGAACAGAATTATAGAACAGATAAACTTTTCAGAAGGTGCATATTGGGGTGAACCAAATAAATTTAAATTTTTATCATCAATAGATTCTTTTGAAGATGCTACAGAAATGGGTGATAACGAAAGAATTATCAAAACAAATTTCAATATGAGTTTTAAAGGGTATTTAATTCCAGAAGCATTTAATGAATTTATAAACACACAAAGATATTTCTCACCAAAACAAGTATTGATTAATGATGAAAGTGGTTTATCAATATCATCAGTATTTTCACCAGATAGTAGAGCAGAAAAGGTAACAATATTGACAACTGGTAATTCATCTTTACCAAGTGGGTTAGGAAATGCAACAGATTTTATTAGAGGAGCATCTACCGGCGTAGGAACACAAGCACAAGATTTAGAATTTACTAATACTTTTGGTGGTGAAACCTATTATGTAATGAGGGGTGGTGGAGAACCAACTTCTTCAAGAGATGATAAAGCATTAATATCAGTTTCTAATGCAAATTCAACTTATAATTTAAAATCATTTAGAGTAAGTGGTAGTCAATCATCATCTTTATCTGCAAGTCAAGGACAGATTTATCAACCAACATTGGAGTCGGACAGAAGAATTATGAGTTCATCAGTTCAAGTAAAATTGAATGGGTTAGAACTAATATCTGCTGATGACCAAATTGGTTATACTAGTGGATTTGATTATTTTATTTCAAGTTCTTTTAAAGATGTAGTCATTAGAAAAAGACAATCAGATAATACAGGATTTACAATAAAAGAAAGTGATTTTGTAACTATCATATTTCAAAGTGAGATAACATAATGACACAAAGAGAAATAGATAAGAGAGTAGGTTTAAAAGGAAGAACAAGACAATTTACATTTCCGGTAAGTGAATCTAAGTTTTCCGGTGATAGAGTTATGTTTAATGACACCGGAAGTATAACACTAGGTTATTCTTTTGATAATAAAAATGGTATTCCAACCGTAGATACAGATTTAATTCACTTATCAAGTGCCAATGAAAGGTATTATCAACAACAAGAACATTTCACATTTTCAGATATAGGTAGTTCAACATCAACATATAATGAATTTACACCAACAATAGCTGACAATTATCGTATCAGAAATGGGTCATTACGAATATTTATTAATGGTATTGAACAATTGTCTAATGTTGACCAAACCCAATCAGCATCAGTAGATTTTTTCATAGATACAACACAAACAAAGTTTAGGGTTCACAAATTAACATTTGATAATTTTGGAATGGAATTAAAAAGTGGTTCAGTAGTAACAGAAGGTGATAGTAATTTTTTACCACCAACAACAACAGGAGACGGAAGTGAGTCTTCTATAAAAATTAGTTTTCAAAGAGAGGCATCAGTATGACATTAATTGATTTAACAACACAAGCACAAGCTCCACAATCGGGTGGTTTGTCATTACAAAGTTCAGCAGTAACAAGTTCTTTAACTGGATTATACACATTAGAATTTGATAATATAAATGTAGACAACATCGGAACAGGTAGTTTGAATATTGGAACAGCTAATACATTAACAGCTGGTAAAGTAAAGATAGCTCACCCAACAGACCCAGTTATTATGGATGCTAATGATAATAAAGTAATACAAGTATTAACAAGTGGTGTTCCAAGTGGTAGTATAAAAATATTTGGAGATTTGATTGTTCAAGGTTCATCATCATTTAATAATGTTTCTAGATTTGCAGTAGAAGACCCTATTATAGATTTAAATTTTACCGGTTCAACAGCTTTATCATCAACAGACTCTGGATTAAGAGTTGGTAGGGTAGGTTCTACAAATGCACAATTAATATTTGACCATAGTGAAACTAGATGGGCTATAGATAATGCTGCAGGAAGTAATATAAATATTGTTGGAAGTTCAACAACAGATACATTAACTAATAAAACAATTACTAGTTTAGCAACATCAACAATGGGTTCAACAGCTAACTTAACATTTAGTGGTGGTGGAGAAGTATTAGGAATACCAGCTAATCCAACAGAACAAGGTTCAGCAGTTTCAAAAGCTTATGTAAACGCTCAATTAACCGGTAGTGTAAGTTCATCAGGAACAGATTATCTAAGAAAGAATTTTGTAAAAGTAGCCGCAGGAATAAGTGGTTCGTCAACAGCAAGTTTTGAAGCAGTTACAGCATCATCTCCGATTGGTATGACATCAACATCAGAAAATGATTTCATATTCTTTATGAACGGACAATATATGGAACATAATGCTATAGAAGTTGAACAAAAAGGAACATCATTTTTATTAAAAGTTGATGTTAGTGGTATTGGATATAATTTAGAATCAGATGATGAAATCATCGCACACGGAAAGTTTGATTCATAATGGCCGATTTAAAGAGAAAGCAGTTAAGACAATTTTTATCAGGTTCGTTTAATATAACGGGGTCACTAAATGTAACTGGTTCAGTTGAATTTGATAAAAACATTAGTGGTTCAATCACTTCTACTGGTTCGTTTAGTAGATTACAAGGTGATACAATATCAGTAACACATTCACCATATGCAAGTGGTTCTGGTGTTCAAGCACTTATGGACGCAACTGGTTCTTATGCATCAGCTTCAACAAAATATGTAAAAGAATCTCAAACAGGTTCATTTGGTAGTGGTTCTGATGTTCAAAATATTTTAAATACCTATGTTCAACAATCAGAATCAAGTTCTTTTGCAAGTGGTTCGGATTTACAGACTATACTTGCAGAAAGTTCTTCATATGTAGTTGAAAGTGAAACAGGTTCATTTTTACAATTTTCAGATACAGCATCATTTTCAACACTGCATGTTGAGGGTAATATTACAACATCAGGTTCTATTACAGCACAAAGATTTAATACAGAAATTGTTTCATCATCAGTAATATTTGCAAGTGGTTCTACTAGATTTGGTGACACAATTGATGATACACATAATATAACTGGTTCATTATTTGTAAGTGGTAATGTTACATTCGATACGAATTTAACTGGTTCATTAACTTCAACTGGTTCATTTGGAAATATACAAATAGGTAATTTTGGTGGATTACCATTTGCAAGTGGTTCTGACTTACATCAAATACTTGCACAAAGTGCATCATATGTGGTAGAATCCGAAACATCTTCACTACATCAAGTTCTACAAGAATCAGCTTCATATATGGTATCAGACCAAACTGGTTCTATGGGATTAGTAACATTAGGTAATAATATAACTGGTTCAATTACTTCAACGGGTTCTTTTGGTAGAGTTGATGTAGCAGAAAATACATTTATACTTGGTAATTTGGGAATTGGGACAAGCACACAAGGAAACAGACTTCAAGTTGCAGGTGATGCAACTATTGTTGGAGCTCTTGATGTTCTCAATTCAGTAAGTGGTGGGATAAGTTCAACTGGTTCATTTGGATATGTGGAAGCACTAGGAGTTAAACTTGTAAATTCAAACCAAACTGCTTCTTTCGGAAGTGGTTCTGACTTACATCAAATACTTGCAGAAAGTTCTTCTTACTTACTTAATAGTGACACTAGTTCATTGGGAGCAACTTCAATATCTTCAACATTATCAGTAGTTGGAGACATTTCAACATCAGGTTCGGTTATTGCAAGAGAATTTAAAACAGAATTTGTATCATCATCTATTATATTCGCATCAGGTTCTCAAATATTTG